GCCGATCTTGTCGATCAGGTTTTCGGGTGTCTTGAAAATCGCCCCGTTGCCACGCATCTGCCCATCCGGGAAGTACCAGCCGTTAAACTCGGTCCCGTCCGGATTCACAAAAGCCGTGAGCCGCCGCTCGCTCTTATCGGCGTCATACCACTCCCTCACGTTCAGGATCAGTCTTCCTGTCACCTCATCGTAGAAGATACCGGAAAAGTGTGTAGTGGCACGCTGGGGGTCAGGTACGCGGGTAAAAGGAATCGAGCGCGTCAGCTTGGGTAGCTGGGTTACGTCGCTGTTAACCTGCGGTGTTTTCCAGTCATAGGCCGCAAAGGCTTTGCTGTGGTTCCGGTTATTCGTCACCCAGACACGATCATCAGCCACGCTGAACGCGTGTTTTGAGCTGCGGACAGACGTCCATCCTACGCTCGTATTTTGATCGTCTCTGGATAGATCGAGCCTCACCCCACCAAGGTATTCAAACTTAGGCATACGCGACGGCTGGCCGGGTGCGAGCCATGGGCCTGTGTGGCCGGGGTTGCTGTACTGCCCGCGCTCGCCGAGATCGTCGGGACGCACGATGGGGTATGGCCAGCCAGATGCGGTATCAACCGGGTCTGGCTCATCAGTGCCGGGATCAGGGTCTACCACTACCGGCACATCGGTATTCACCCGTTCAAATCGGTAATCCCGATAGCCGCAGAATGAATCACTTTCACCAGGACCGGGCGCAGGCTGCATGTCGCGCAGCTTGACCATCGCCGTGTCGATACGCTGGGAGCCAGTGACGCCTTCAAGCGGCTCGCCTGTCTCGCAAGAGGTTAATACGATGTTGTCAACAACGGGCGTTACTTCAATGCCGGCGGTGGCTTGCCATGAGGCTAGCACCAGTGTGGCGGTCAGCGTGCGGAAGAAAAGCATAATATCTCCTGTGATAGTCAGTAACCGAACAGCACGCGTTGCGGCTTGTCCGTGTCGATGTCGCAATGGATGAATTTCCTTTCCTGGTTCCAGCCTACCCGCTTGAAGCCGTAGCGTACCAATCTTCGCATGACTAGGGAAGCGTGTGTGTAGTCGGCCAAAAATGCTCATGCCTGCCTATCCAGCTTAGCTTGAAACTCGCGGATCGCCTGCTCTTCTGCTGCTGTTGGCCCCCTGTCCTTTCGCACCCATACCCACGAGTCAAGCCCACCACCAGCCCCAGCTTTACGGACATAACCTTTAGGCTGTGATGGTGTCTCTCCACCCATGCCGTTCTGTGCAGGCGCGCGGATATTCAGATCCGCCCATCGCCGGGCGCGCTCACCACGGACCGCTTCAGTGATACATTCCCCGGTTTCCGGAAAATCCTCCAGTTCCAGGTCCGTCCCAGCAAAGAACACGTTATCCAATATTTTCTGGCTATACGTGATCAGGATTGCCTCCCAGTTCAGGTCGAGGATCGCGTTGGCAGCCCCGGTCCGCCCGTAAGTGTCCAGGGCTACGACATACTCTTCCGGGTGCATTTCCCAGTACTCGGCGTTCTGTTCAAAAAACTGCATCCACGTCGACGAGGACGCCAGCGGAGGTTTTTTCAACGGCTCGCCATTGACATCCGCTTTTGCGATTGCAGGCTCTTTGGCCGTTGCAGGCTCCTCAACGACAGCCGCTTCCGGCTCCTTAGAAGCCTGGCCTGTCAATTTGCGGAACCACGTGGTCAGCCATACGAAGAATGCGTCCATGGGGTCTCTCCTGTGCGAGTTAGGCTTCGGGCATCCGCAGCGTCAATGAGTTAATCTTGACCACGTCCCCCGCGACAAAGGTGTCTTTGTCGAAGACCAGATCACGGGTAGGGTTCGATGGTCCGCCTGCGCTGCCCTGGAGAATCGCCGTACCTCCGCTATCGAGGATGCGGAAATACCCCGGGTCACCGTCGGCATCGGCATCGACGTCATCGCCAATGGCATTGGCAGCCGTGGTTGCTAGGCCGCCGCCGTCAGATCCGGCGGGAAAGGCGTCACTCGCCAGGGTATTCGTGCCCAGCAGCGTGCCAGTCGCTGCCGTTTCGACCGTGCCGGGCTCAGATCCGGTATACACCTTGATTTCCCCGTTATCGGGGAGAGCAGCAACAGCATTGAGAGCGGTGATGGCCGCAGCGTTAGAAAGTCGCATAAGAGGTCCCTCTGGATGTTTGACTATAGGCGCTGCCTATATTATAAACCCAAACACCCGTATATCTCTACCCGATTTCTGATAAGTCCTCATAAAGCCCTGCGTAGACGATCTCCTGCGTCCCGCTGACTTCGATCGACCAGCTCAAGGATTCAAAGCCCGAAGGCAGTGGTACGATGCGCTCTGCGACATTGCCAGAGAACACGGTATTGATCTGCCCCCACCGATCACCAGCTTTCAGGACAACCTGCACTGGATAGTTATTCGCGACCAGCTCCAGGAAAGCGAAGTTGGTTGGCGTCGGCAGTGTGTAGACTTTACTCCGCCAGACATATGGCAGTTTGCCGCCTGCATCAAATACCGCCACGGTGTTGCTGTCCGGGTCGCGCACTAGCAGGTTACCCGTAGGCATATCGTGATACGCCAACCCGGAGTACAAGCTGGTTGTTGTAATCGCGTTCTTCCCAGCCAGCGGGTCAAATACCAGCCCCTGGCGCTCGCCCGCCCCGTTGTCCCAGAACAAGACATAACGCCCTTCACTGTTGCCGCCGATACTGTTTGCCGGCACCTGCCCCCGCCACAGATTGTTCGTATAGAACTCCTCTGTCAGCAGGATGAATTTTAACCCCTCTACAGCAATCAACCCATCCGGGCTTTGGTAGATGGCCCAGCCGCCCATGTCGACCAGCGAACGCGCCGAGCTACATGCATAGCCTTTCTCAGGTTCAAAGACCGTCATCGAGGCCGGGTGCGCCCCGGTAATTAGCGCGGGCATGCCGTTGGTTACCACTAACAGCCCGGCGCTGATCCATTTCGTGGCCTTGATTTCGTCGCGGATCGTGATGCTGTACTCGGTAGGCCATGCATGGGGCAGGTAGGGTTCCGAGAAATACACGGTGCGCTTGCTGAACCCGGAAAGAATACCGTTTGGGCCGTACTCCATACCCTGCAATGGTCCATCCGGCCATAACGAGCTGTTGTCATCCGGCGGCCCTGACCAGGTCGTTGACGGGAGCACTTCCTGGAGTTCTTCATTCAGTACGTTATCGGTGAAGCCCTGGCTGAAAAAGGGCACTTCCCCGGCGAACTGGAACACGGTGCTTTCGGTACCGCTGTTGGAACGGTAGATGCGCAGCTTCGCACCAGCGCCCAGGTTATAATCCCCTGATGGCTTGGTTGTAAAGGTGACGGACAGCGGTTCGTTGCGGTTCCGCAGTTTGCCGATTGTCGGCAGGCACGGCGGCCCTTCTGCACCGAAACCATCTACCACGGTCACGACGTAGTAGACTGTCTCCACCTCCACCAGAGTATCCGGATCTTCAATGACGACCGGGCCGCTGACGGTGGGCGTGCCCGGCGCAGGGACCCCGAGCCGATACACCCCGGCACCCGAGCGCACCTTGGGGTACGTGCTGTCGGTGATATAGACCCGCTGGTGAACGTCATTCACCACAGGCGACAGGACCGCGTGTGTTGGCTCGCTGAACTGGAGCCACGCGCCCTGATAACGAAAAATGGTGTCGGTACCAAAGTTGAGGTTCGCCCCGGTCGTGGCCGGTTCGCGCAAGGACCGCAAGGTGTTCTCTTCAAACAGGCAATTCTCTGCCTCCTGGGCCAACTCGTCAGACAGTCGTCGGGGGTCAACTTTTGGCGCAATGCCCCCGAAATTCTCCTGGCGGATAAAGGTCATGGGGAGAACTCCATCAGTGGGCGTACATTGCGGACGTCGCCGTGGAACCAGCTTACCCCGGTCTCCATTGCCGTCAGGTAAGGAAACCGTCCGGGGAACTTCCTGATGTCATTACGCACTTCGGTCGCATGGGCATCCCGGAACAGCGCGTCAAAAGCCCGGCCATACTTGTGCTGGCTGTAGGAGAGCAGGTACTGGTTGACCCCCTCAATCTTGCCGTGTTGTTCTATCCAAAATTCAGGGGTGCGCAGGCCGGACTGTGTCCGGTGCCCGTAAGTTTCTGCCAGCTCCTGCGAGAACCAGGTGTTGATGAACATCGGCCCGAAGCGTTTACGAAGCTGGTCGATAGTCGCCAGCATACGGCTATCGAGTAGCTGCCACGCCGCGTTCCCCCGCTCCGCATAGATAGATGGGGGGATCAGCTCTTGTAGAGCAAAATAATCAGCCTGCTTCATTGGGTATGATTTGCGAGTACAACAGGGTACGGATCTCAGAGAGCGCTTCTCTGTGCTGGCTCTGACGCGTGCGGTTAACCATAATGGCTTCTTTGACCGCGCTTACATTACGGTCAATGGCCTCCACCTCGATTTCCAGCTTGGCATAGGAATCCAGGTGGCGCTCCATTTTGGCAGCCACATCGCTGACCCAGAAAACCCATCCTGCGATTGACAAGACGATCGCGAAAATAAGCATACCGGCGACACTGACGGCAATCTTTTCCAAGGGGCTTCCTGTAAGCGTCATACTGTGGCTCGACTCCAAATAGGTGATGCCTATATTTTACCACATCACTCGTACAGGGCCGACCGCAAACTGTTCGTCTGCGATATTCCTGGGATTGAGCGCACAAGCTCATTCCGGGTAATGCCTTTATCCCCCAGCAGGTCCCACAGATGACTGGCCGTGGGACCTGCGCCAAAGGAAGCGCTGTACATATTCGGGTTCCCCGCTAGCGTGTCGATCACCGGGTCAAAGAACGGCATGCTGGTAAACAGCCCCGTGCGGTCCAGCGCTTTGCCAGTGGTCTTTAGGATGCTGCCGTCGTTTGCCCCCCAGGTACCGTCGTGCCCGAGACTCTTGATCCGGTTACGCAGCTCATCGGACACCGCGCCGAACGCCATAAACACGAACAACATCGGCACCGTCATATAGAGGATGTCCGCTGCCGCCGTGACCGGGTCATCCGGGTTTTCCCGGATACGGGTCTCCATTTCCCGGGCCAGTCCGCCAACGATTCGCTTGTTGAAGCTGTAGGCGAACGTCTTCAGATGGAAGATGAACGTGCCCACCGGATGACTGGCCCAGGTGGGGCGCTCGGAGGCATTGGGACGCAACACCGACTCATCAATGAACGTGTTCAGTGAGTCACGGACTTTCTTGGCATCCCGGGCAGCCCCGCTATTACCCCGACGGCCCATGGCTTTCTGGGTGCCGTGTCGGCGCACGGACTCCTGGAACCGCTGCACGGTTGCGATGTCAATATCCAGCTCATCGAGGTAGCGCTGATGCCGACTGGACCCCTTCTGGGCTTCCGCTGCCGCTTCTTCCAGGAACCGCATGCCGACTTTCAGCGACACGGCGCGGCTGTAATTCACAACGGCGTCGTTGCCGTTGAACTTGAACATATAGGGGAGCATGTTGCGGAATACCCGGCCTTTGCCGCCGTCTTCCCAGCGCGACCACATTTCTGTGGCCATGGCAGCACCCATGTCATCCTGCGACGCACCGATGATACGAGCCGTCTCGCGGATTTCCTGGCCGTTTGTCGCCGTTTCCCAGATCACCCGGCGAAATTCCCAGATACCGATCTCCCCGCGTGCCCGGGAAAACGCAGCAGCTACTTCCGGCACTGATGCGATACCGGAGAAGGCCAGCGTGCGCAGTGACTCATACGCCCGGATCTCACCGATCATGTTGTATTGCAGCGTATTCGGGTCCAGCGGGTCGGCCCGGTCCAGTGCATGATCCACCAGTTTATGTGCCCGCTTGGTAAACGCCTGGCGCTCTTCTGTCGTCATGCCCTCAGTCCGCTCTTCCAGGACCCGCTCCATAACAGCATCGAGCCGGGCATCCGGATGCAGCCACATGATGACGCCTTCTCCGTTGTACGCGGCAAGCCCTCGGCGCTGTGCGTCCTCGATGCCCTTCGCCAGCCAGGCATCCTTGGCTTCCTGCGTCCCGTTGTCGTAATCATCAGGGACCAGTTCATATCGACTCAGATACCCTTCCAGCGCTTCCCGGTTCTTTTTCTCGGCCCGGGCACGCGCTGCCGGTTCCATATCCGCCAGGGTCGAAGGCTTGGTATAGCCGTCGAGGAAATGGAACCCGCCAAAGATGCGACGGTGCTCCGCTTCCCGCGTGTACTTGGCGATGTAGCTGGTCAGCGCCTGGTACGGGTCATCGTTCAGAAACCCAGCGTCCATCAGCTTGCGCGCTGTTTCGGTGTCGATCTCCCGGTCGAACTGGATCGGCAGTTTCTTTGGTGCGTAACCGTCAAAGTCGCGGAACGAGCGCTGCTCGGTCATACGCTGGTGCAGGTCGATGGCCTTGCCCCGCGTCCAGCCGGAATCCACCAGCACCTGGATAAAGTCTTCGCTCTTGCTGGTCATCCGGGACGTGTTGTAGCTGCGCGGGAAGTAGTTCTCCCATTCCCCGATCGGCAGCCCGGCGTCCAGCAGGTACTGGTGAAAGTTCTTGATGACCTTGCGCAGCTCTTTGCCTTTTTCAGACAACTGGCTGGTCGGTAGCTCCTGTGCCAGCTCCCAGAACACCAGCTTCCGGCTGCTCTCATCCATGCGCTTGGGCAGGATTTTCTGAATCTGCCCGATGAACTCGCCACGCGCCCGCCCAACAGCCGTCCAGTAGGGTACCGCCTTTTGTATTGTGCCGGTGCGCTTGCTGATCAGATCTGCAATCTCATTCAGCTTCATAATCCGCATCTGGCTGTCGACATCCAGCAACTGCTCAAGCAGGTTTTTCGTGGTCCGCCCGCCCCGTGCTCCGAGCTGGCGCACCTGGTCGATACCCATGTTGAACCGGCGGCGGGTGATCCCGGCGTCCTTCGGTGTCATCGGGTTCGGCAGGTCCAGGTTCTCCATGTCCCCGAAGCCGAAGTTCTGCATTTCCTGGAACACGTTCTCGCCCGTGTAGGCGCGGATCACGTTCTCGAATTTCTTGTTCCGGGGATGCAGGCGCGGGTGCGTGTTCTTCTTGGTTTCGTTGAAGACGCCACGCAACTGCTCGACGCTGCTCTGGAATAACCGCCCGGCCAGCCCACGGTTCTCTTCCGACGTTCCCCGGAGCGTTCCCCGTGCCTGGGCGGCGACCTTGTCCGCGAACCATTCCTTGAACCCACCATCGGCGGAATACGCAGCATCGTTTTCGCGGTCGTCCCGATACGCCTTGAACAGCCGCTGTTGCAGTTGGCGTTCTCGCGCGTTGCGCGGGTTACGGATCACTTCCTCGATGCTGTTATAGACACCGTGGCCGACCTCGTGGCCGACGATCGACAGCAGCAGGTCCTTCTTCTTCGTGAATCCCGGGTTGATCACGATGACGCCCGTGCGCCCGCGCGGAATAAATACGGCAGCCTTGGGAATGCCCTCGACGTAACGCGGCTTGAAGTTATCGGGGAGCGAGCCTGCGATCCTGCGCCCGTTCTTGTACCGGGGCTTGCCGCGCTGAGACTCGGTGTAGACCCGGTCCTCATAGCGACCGGACAGGCGTTCCCGTGCAGTTTTCCGCTCTTCGGCGGTAATGTGCCCGGCAGTATATACCTCGTCCAAGGCGGTGGCTGTCGAGACCACCATGTTGATCCGGTCAAGGCCGACTGACTTCAGGATCCCGTCGATGAAATTGGCAATGGTGCGGCTGTTCCCGGCAGACCCCAGGTTGCCGTAGCCGATGGTTCTACCGGCCTGGCTATTGACCGTCTTTTCAGCCGCCAGACTGATCTGTGCTGCCTGCTCCCGTTGCACTGGATCACTCTCCGCAATGAGATTCATTGCGTCGGTCTCCAGATGGTCAAACGACAACCCGCCGTTGACCGTCATGTCATCGACTGCCTCGTTCCGGGCTTTCGCCTGCGCCAGGTTACTCCGGGCCTCTGAAACAGCTCCAGCGGCTGTTGGCGCATCGTCCGCGCGTGAGATAACCACTGGCCGTGCATCTGATCGCGTTGTCGGCTCGGGGCGCGTGCGGGGCGTCTCGGCCATCGTGCGATTCCGCGCCGGATCGTCAATCAACGACGTGTCAGAACGCAGGTAGGAATCCGTGCTTTGCAGGAACCCGTCTTCGTTATTCTCGGCATTTTCAACGCCGGTCACACCTTGGATCCCATCAGGCTCCTTGGCACCCCGGGCACGCTGTCGGGCGGTCAGGCCACGCTCACGCGCAGACACAGCATCGCTGTGATTGCGCAGCATATCCCGTAGCATTGCCCGGGCTTCCGGGTCCGGCTTTCCATCGGCGCGTGTCGGCAGTGCCGCGTCGCGTTGATCCAGTAGCCCTTTTTCCTGCCTTTTCAGCCGCCGGAACTGCTGCTTCTGTGCGGCTGCGACATTCTGGACACCATCAACATCGCGCATTGGCGCAACCGTGCCGTCGAGCAGTTCAAACTGGGTACCGCGCAGCTCACGCAACTTGCCGTGCGCCTCGATCGCTGCCCCAGCAGCGCCTTTCGGATCACGCACGCCTTTGAACAGTTCTTCGATATTCTTGCGGGTTTTCGTTTGCTTCACCCGGGCACGGGCCGACCGCTTGCGCGCGACCTCCTCGGTGACCCGGTCCCCCGTCGGGTCGATGCTGGTGGCCTCGCCCGTTTCTTCGTCTCTACTGGCAAAGACCGTGTATCCGTCGTTCCCCTTCTTGCGGGCACGGGTGTCTGCGCCTGCCAGTTCTGACAGCCGGACCACCTTGCCCTTGCCGGTGCTGAAGTTCTTGTCGCCGCCGATTACCGGATCAACGCCGGGCACTTCTACCAGCGACCAACCATTTTCGGCCAGCGTGGCGATTGCTGCGCCGAACGCGTTCATGTCCCACTGCCGCCCCTCCATCTGGGTCGTGGTGCCCTGATTGGTCAGGATCTGGCGGCCCATAGTCACCAGGTCGGTGCCGATGATCTTCCGCTCATTACCCTCGGAGTCAGTGATGGTCAGGATGCTATCTACCAGCTCCTGCATACTGGTGCGTATCTGGGCGGCAATCCGGGTCTGGCCAGCGGCCTCACGGTCTTTGGCCCGCTTGGCCATGTTCCGGTACAGTTTCCGGCGGGCATTGGTTGCCTTGCCATGGCTCGCTTCGACGAAACGGTTGGCGTATTCGCGCTCCGTGACCCGCCGGTTATTGGGGCTGCCCAGTTTCGCAAGCTGTGGGTCCTGCTCAATCAGGTTGGACGAGGCCAGTTGGTCCGGCACGAACTCCTCGGCAATCTGGAAGCCCTTGTCCGTGCGCTGCACGTGGCTGGCCATGACCATGCTGTCTTCCGGCAGCGATGCCAGTGCCGCTTCCGCTGCCTGCCGATCCGGGTAGACTTCATCCCGCAGCACGGGAGCAATCTGTGCCCCCTCCGGGGCCTGATTCTCAAGGGCGTAGTCGACACTGTCGCCGTAAACAGTGTCTATATCCCGCGTCATGGTCGCGGCGTCAAAGTCCCCACCTTCCCAGCCGTCCTGGGACTCGAAATCCTCCAGATCTGTCGGGGCGCTTGTCTTCTCTGGCTCCTGCTCGGGCACGTAGTCCGCCCGTTCATGGCCGAGCTGATCAGCGTCCTCGTTCAGGATCCGGTTGAACGCGGGGCCGACCAGCGTCATCAACTGCTGCTGGATTTCCTCGCTGACCGTGCGTTCGCCGTTGAGCACCTGCCGCGCGCCTTCGCGTACCTTCGGGTCGCGGATCGTTTCATTGAGCGCGGCTTGTAGAGCCGACTGCTCCCGGCTGTCCATGGTGCTTTCAATGACCTGGTCTGACCGGCGCTGCTCTTCAGGCTGCTCGTCCAGTTGCTGGACTTCCAGCGTATCCCCGCCCCGGTCAATGGTGACTGAGTCTCCCCGGTTGGTCATCCGGGCCTGGATCACTTCTTCCTGGGTAGCGACGCCTACGTCACCCCCTTCCGGGGCCTGCCGCATCGCTTCTTCGATGTCGGCATTGATATCGTCGTCGTTGGTCGCCCGCTCAAAAATCGGGTTGCCACGGGCATCCTGGGCCACGACCACCTGGCCGTTGCCTTTGCGCTTGCCGCCGGGTGCATTGAAAATCACCTGGCCCATGGTCTCTTCGTCACCGCCGGTTTCCGCGATGAGATCGGCTTTTTCCTGATTGGTCGTGTATGCGACCCCGTTCTGGGTCGGCAGCTTGATCGTGCCCTCGGGCAACGCGCTTTCATTCGGCTGGGGAGAGCCGCCCGTCACTTCCATCGTGTCCTTGCTGGAAGTCGGGTCGCCCATGGCCGCTGCCTGCGCGTCAATGGTGTCCTGCCCTTCCGGCTCCATCACGGTCGCGGCGGGTGTCTCTACCTGTGCATCAGTCCGGGCGGCAAGGCCAGCGTCCCGTTCAGCACGGCCTTCCTGCTCGTCCACCAGGTCCATGGCCGAGCGCAACGCGGAATCGAACTCCTGGTCAATCTCCTGCTTGCGTCTGGCATAGGCTCGCCCTTCCTGGACACCGCCAACGCTTGCGCCTAGCGTGCCGCCGACCAGGGCACCTTTGGTACCGGCAGTCCACAGCTCGTTGATGCCTTCTGGCGAGAACAGGTCGTAGCTGTCGTCAAAGGCATTGACCGCGAGCTGATCAACCAGCGTCTGGGCCGCTTCCGTGGCACCTTCCTGCGTGGCGCTGATTCCGGCTTCCTTGCCCACCCGGGCCAGGACCTGGGGCAGGGCTTCCGCTGGGACATTCAGCTTGCGGGCAATCCCCAGCAGACGTGCCGGGGCAACCATGTCGAGCGAGGCTTTGACCGCGCCGGTCAGCAGCGCTGTTCCCGGTTGGTCGATGCCCCGTTGAGCGAAGGTGTTCTGGGTTTCACCCGTGTTCTGTGCCCAGTTGGACATGCCCAGGCCGATTGCAGCAGGGCCAAGGTCTTCGGCCAGGTTGCCGATCTTGCCGTTGACTTTCTGCACGGCGGCAAGGCCCGACGCGGGCACTTTGCCCTTGGCCGCGTTGAACCGGGCGTAGCCTTTCTCCATCCCGGGCATACGCTTGAGCTTCTTGCCGATCTCGGCCAGCTTCTTTTTGCTCATTTCTTTCATGACGGTCCGCCGGGCAATCGCGCCTGCGCCGCCGGTCGCCAGGGCAAGCCCGGCGTCCATCAGTAGCTGGGGAGCCTGCTCACCCAGCGTCTCCATCCAGTACGTGCCAAAGTCTGCGAGAGAGTCGACATCATCCCAGCTATGGACCTCCGCCGGATTCTCGGCTATCTCGCGAAGGTTCCGCTCTGCTCCTTCAGCGCCCCACTCTTCCAGGATATCGACGCCTGTCGCACCGCCAAGGGCACTGGCGAACCCGTACAGGCTCGCTTGCAGGGAATCAACGCCACGGTCCCAGGCACCGTTGTTCTCCCCCCGGCCCATATCGGCCAGGGATTCCTGGATTGGCATTTCTTCATTCTGGATACTGCTGAACGTGCGGGCCATAGGGGTCTCTTACTTGTTGAAAGGCCGGGATATACCTTCGTTCCGCGTCAAAATGCTCTCCCCCTCACGCCAGCGCTGGATGCCCTCCTCGGTGACACCCTTCCCACTGTTGTCCTTGGGCGCGTTACCCACGGCGTTCGGCATCCACCGTCCGATCCATTTCGGGATATGGTCGTATTTACGGCCCAGAAGGATGATGTCCGTGGCTGTTTTGTAGTCCATAGAGTCCCAGTTACTCATTGGTCCCAGCGCACTCTCCAGCTTGGCCACTGACTCTGGCTGGCGGAAAGCCAGCTTGACCTCCCGCGTCAGTACGTCCCGGTTCTGCGGTTCGTCACCGGGGCGCATGGATTCAAAGTATTGGTCGAATACTTCGCTGCTATTGGACAGGTCCACTTCCGCAATAGCCGTTTCGATAGCGGTATCCACCTGCGCTGCCCGTTCTTTAGAGAGCAGGCTTGACCGCTCCTGCCGTGCCCGCAGGTCGCGGTTCGGCGCGTTAATATCGGCGTTGGCCTCTGCCAGTGAGATATCGTTGCGCGTCTCGACGGTATCTTCCGCCATGGCACGTTGGGAGCCGTTATCCGCCGTCACTTCGCCGCGCCGGAACGAGGCTTCATCGGCATTCATGCCTCGCCCCTGTACAAAGTCTGTCAGGCGGTCCGGATTGGAACCGTGGACGGCGTTCATCCCCGTCAACTGTCGACGGAAAGCGGACGGTCCGGCAGGCTGCTCAGGGGCCGGGGCTGCCGGTGTCTGTGGTGCCGCATTACCGGCAGCCTGCAACGGCGGACGTGCTCCCTGGACCTCCTCATCAGACGGGGCATCGCCCGTGTTGCGTTGCAGGTACTGGATAACATTGTCAGGATCGGCCAGTTCTTCTGGCGTCACGCCCAGCGTTTCGCTGGCGGCGGCCAGGTTGTTCAGGGTGAACTCGCTCTGGTAGCCGTTCTGGTATGCCTTGGCATCGAGAACCGCCAGGATCTCCTGGGCGTCAAGGTTCAACGCCCCATCAGTCCCGCCCGCGCGGACTTCGCCGCCCCTGGCCGTCGCGACAGTCTCCTGGCCGTTGATATCCGACGTCCCGGCCATTGCATAGACACCCGAGCCGTCGATTTCGCGCAGGGGGTTACCCTCGGTGACTGTCATCCGGGTGTTCCGGTTGATCGCCCCCTTGAACGACGGCGACCGGCCCAGCACATCGCTGGCCATTGCCCGTGTCCGCCGGGCGAAGTCCGGGTCTGCAAACGCTGCTTTGGCGTCACCGTTGAAGCGGTCCATGATCTCGGCATCAATCTGGGCGCGGACTTTGGCCGCTGCTGCATTCTCACGGGCCGTCTGCCGGGCACCGGTTTTGTCCCGGGTGTCCGCTGCACTGGCCAGGTAGGTTTCCCCCTGGGCATCGCGGAGTCTGCTCTGGGACTGTACTTCCGTGTCACTGATGTCCAGCTCACGCATCATCGCTTCGAAATCGTTATCGATGGCCAGCTGCTGCTGTCCGCTGGTCACGTCGAATTGGCGCGCCTGCTCTTGCCGGGCATTCCGGGCATCCAGCATTTTGCTATCGACGCGGTAGCGGTCGGTATCGGCCCGGGTCTGTACGCCCTGACGCAGGGCAGCCGTGCGCTCCTGGTTCGCCAGGAACTGCATACCTGCCTCCAGTCCCCGGAAGCCGCTTGAGTAATACTCTGCCATGGTCTTGCCCTTTTAAATCGCTACCATCAGCGCAGTAGCTGCTAATGAACCCATCATTGCTGTCTGTGACGCCTTGGCATTTGCCTTGGCGCTACGGTTCGCGTTTTCACGTGAAACCTGCATACCTGCGGCATCGGACAGGCCCTGTGCTGACTGACTCGATACGCCCCGGCCAATGTTGATCAGTTCGTTGCGAAAGCCCCGGTTACGGTCGAACTGGTTGATCCGGGCCTCGTTCAGCGTGCTGGCGTCACCGGTCGCCTTGCCCAGGCTCGCTTCCCGGTTGGCGCTTTGGATCTGCGCCCCGGTGCGCCGGAACCCGTACCGGCTGGCGTCCCGGGTCGCCCGGGCACGTGAGCGCTCGGCGCTTGTGCCGTCGGCTACCCGCTCCTTGGCGTCATCGATGATGGACATATTCCGTAGCGAGGAGATTGCCTGATCCTCGACCGGGATATAGTCCTGCTCATAACGCGCCTGATCGCGCTTGGTGATGTCCGCCATCGTCTGGTCCGGGTCTTGCGCGTTGTACCGCACAGATCCAGGCATGACACTGGTAGACCCCCTCCCGCTCAGGCGCTCAAGGAGTTGCTGGTTGTTGTATGGGATCATCAGCCACCGAACCTCTGGCGTAGCCCTTTCTGGAACGAGTTCAGCTCGCTATTGCCGTAGGTGTATTCTGTGTGCTTCCCACCGGGGATCATTGTCCCGGTCAGACGATCAACCCTGTTCTCCCCCGTTTTCACCGTATTTCCGAACGCTTTGTCATAGGCACTTTTCCCGGCGACAACCGCCGCAGTAGCCACCTCCCCTACGGCATTTGCCCGGGCCTGGTCTTTGAGGGCCTGGGCATCCAGTTCGCTGCGCGCCGTCAAATTCGCTCGCCGCGCTGCGCCGGTCAGGGCCGACTGCGTCTGTCGGGCCATGCCCTGCCCCGTCTTGATTACGTTCAGAGTGTCAGCGTCGATCGAATCCCGAGCCGTCTGGTCCGCACCGGTCTTGATGGCCGTGCGCCCTGATTCAGCGGCACCGGCCCGGCGGAATCCGCGCGATGTCGTCGCCCCTGAACCAAACGTGCCAGCGGTGGCATCCGCGCGCAGGCCCACAGCTTTCGAGCTTGCCGCCTGCTGTTCCAGGTCCGCGTTCTGCCGTCCGGCGACCATGGCCGAGCGCTTACCGGCATCTGCCGTGTCCAGCTCGGAAATTGCCGCCTGTTCCAGGGGCCGGAACGCCTCTTCATGGCGCTGGTCCTTCCGGACAGCGATCTGCGCCAGGGCTTTCTCCTGCGCGGAGGCCCGTTGTTCCGGGGCTTTAGCCTTCGGCATAGCTCAACTCCTTTCCGACAGTCATAAACGTCTGTCGATAACCGTAGGGCTTGAGCGCTTTGCCCCAGCCCACTCGTCCAGTGGCCTCGATGGCCTCGCAGCCGTACTGCCGTGCCCAGGCCGTGATGCGCCTGTCGACTTCCGGCATCCAGTCGACTTCCGGCGCGTCAACGGCGGCACTGACAATCTCCGCGATCCATCTGCCCGGGAGCTTCACGACCGCCGTGGTCACGCATCCGATCAGCCCGCTGGCGTCATATACCAGCCAGGGCGTCTGCTCCCCGTCCAGTATTCCGCGCATCAGCTCGGTCACTGTCACCTGGCCCTGTGACCTCTCTGCTGCCATAAGCAGACAGGGTGCGATGAACGGGGCCATCTGGTCGACGTCAGCGAACGGCACTTCATACACGCGTACGCTCATATCCCGCCGTACCCCGTCGTGAAGATGCGTGACGTGTTCGTGCGCCGGGCGATCTCTTGCGCGCGATCCACTTCCGCCCGGTAGGCGTTGTAGTGGAACCCGGCAAGATTCGGGTCGTACCATTCCGTGTTCCGGATCTCCATGAGCCGTGACAGCGTCCCGTGGATGATGCCATCGGCAAACTCATCCAGGATGCCGTCGGGGATGCCCGTGGCACCCCGGACCGGCTTGATCGCCGCCCGCCCGCTGATCGTGTACGCCCCTTTGGACGTGGGGGCCAGCGTGAACGTATCCTTGCTGTGGTCGGCCAGAAACAGGAACTCGGGCTTGTCCTGGATAGACGCAAAATTCTCGCCGTAATGCTCCCGGAGCATCCGGTGGTTGGCCGTGGCCATCGGCTCCTTGTCGCGGTAAACCTCAAGCGGCGCGACAATACGGGTGTCCACCGGCAGATCGCTAATTGCGACACTGGTGTCGCCTTTGCCAATGGTCTCGCTGAACGTATGAATCCACGCCTGCGACTCGTGGAAGAATCGCTGGGCCTGCGAGCGGATCGCCTGGGCGATACTCGGCACCGGGCAGCTCATCACATGCGGCAGGATCTCTGGCATGAGGTCGCTGTATTCAGCCATCACTCAATACCCTTTTGCTGGTTCTTGTTGGTCGTGTGCGGGTCCAGTGCTGCTTCAAACTGAAGTCTGGCCCCGAGCGCGCCGCGAAATCGGTTGTAGGCAGCAGCGGCACGCTGCTCATTCCCCGCGAACTTGGAGTGCTTGGAGTAGGCCCGATACAGCAGATAATCGACCAGCACCGGCACGTACACATCATCTGCCGGTACCGTGTTGGTCAGGGCCGTCAGGTCAGTGAAGGGACGGGCTACCGTGATCGACAGGGCACCCGTGCCGTCGTTTGGCGGGTATACCTGAAACTCCAACGGAACGGTTGCATCGTAGATGTAATGGTCGGCGTCCTTGGTTTCGCCCAAGGCCCGCCAGCCGGGTTCCGTGGCATCGAGGCGGTCGATGTCCACCAGTCGACACGGCTTTCCGGACACCGCGTTATGTGTCGCCCGGAGCAAATGTAGGGTGCCACTCGGCAGGGGCTGGATCACCCCCGGCGCGAGTGACTGGTTGATCCGCAAACTGTTGGCGGTGGGTTTGAGAACGACCAGCTCTTTCAAGCCGTCGTTGAGCCACGCAATCAGCTCGGGGTCCGTCCAGCGTACCCCGGCGTCATCCTGGATCAGGTAGCGTGCACGCTCAACAATGTACGATACTTGGCGCGTCCCCATACTCCCTTACTCGACAGTAAGCTGGATCTGTTTCTCGGCTGCAATTCCCTGAGCGGCATACACCAGATGCTCGGGGAGATCGCGAGGCTGCCCAGCTTTGAGCTGGACGACCACCATGTCTTTGGTTACGACCCGCAGGTTCTGCGGTGACGTTACCTTGCGTAAGCCGCCACCGGCTGCGGGAGCTGGAGCGTCTTTAGGTTCAGGTGTTTTTGCCGGGGTCTCCACCGGCTTCTCCGCCGGTTTCTCAGTGGATTTCTGTGAAAGGTTCGGGTTGGCCATAGGGCACTCCTGGGATTATCAAAAACAGAAACGCCCCCGCCCGGGGGCGGGGAGCGTCAAGCGACCGTTTAGATCGCGGTGTCGATGCACATCACACCGAAGTCCTGGTCATCACCATTGACCGGCGAGTAGAAGTCCGGCTTCAGGAAGCCGAAGATCTTGCCGATGCTGATGCCGCCCTTGTTCTTGTAATCGAACCACTCCTCGTTCCATTCCGGAGTGCCCAGATCACAGAAGCCGAGCGCCTGTGCGCCGCACATCAGGATGCGCTGGCCGTCGACACCGCCTGCCGTGGCAGCGTGGTCGCCCCACTTATTACCCAGGGCACCGTTGTCGCCTGTGGCCGTCAGCGCATCAGCACCCAGCGTGTTCGGCACGTAGCGGAACTCGTGGATGATGAGGCCGTCAGCCATGACCGATGTGGTGCCGCTGAACACCGGGTTGGATGCACCGCGCTGGTACGCATGGCGCACGTTGGCGATATAGTCCGGGTCCAGCTTCAGCTTTGCCATGCCGGTGGGGTTCATGAAGACGTGGTACACCTCTTCACCGCCCTTGCCGCGCAGGCCCTTGATGTACTGCTCCTTGGCTTGCGCCTTGGCCAGAACCAGCATCTCATAGCTGGGGGTGTCATCAGGGGTAATGGCGGTGATATCACCGGTTTGCAGTCGGCCTGCGTTGGAGTCCCAACGGATATGGCGCTGCGAGGACGGAGCCGCGACATCACTGGCAAAGGCCAGGTCAGACAGGTTCCGGCCCGTCGCGCGTACCGGGCGCAGTGCGCCGTTAGGCTTGACCGTGTAGGGCATGCCAGACAGCGTCAGGAAGCCCATCTGGTCGAGGCGGTCGCCCAGCCAGTAACCCAGGACATCCTTGGACGTTTTGCGGAAGTTCACGATGGACTTCTGCTCGCCCATCTTACCGCCGGAACGGTTGGCGTGACGCAGCATGTCGATCGTGATCACACGGTCGTATGCCTTGATCGCCTCTTCGTTCCCTTCCAGGTCGTTATCCCCGGTAACACCGTCTTCTTCAAGATCGGGTACCAGCGTAATAACGGCTTGGTCGCCGCGTTCCGTGCGCGTCAGTTCAGTGATGCGCTGGATCATGGAGTTCGCATCGGAACCCATGAAATTGAAAAGGAAAGAGTTGTTGCGGGCAACCTTCCAGACGTCGCGTGACCAGACCTTCTTGCGCTCAGTGGTCAGAGCCGTGAAATTTGTATCAGCCATTGTGGCTTACCTCATAATGAAAAACAGTTAAGCGACAGTCTCTCGGGCCTGTCTAAACAACCGTCCTCACTCTCGCGGAGGCCATCGATACGCAGTCTGGTTTCCTGACTGGGAGGAGCCTAGAAATACGCGGTATGTTTTGTCGTGTTCCGGTTCACGCTATAGGCACTGCCTATAATAGCACCCGACCTTTTCTAAAAGCAATAAAAAAGCCCGCATATCAACGGGATATGCGGGCCTGCCCAA